ATCTGGATTGTTTGCATCAATAAAGAAATCACCTATCAGTGGATAGTGACACCCTTGTAAATCACCACCTATTTCAATTGTATTCATTTTTCAAATAATTTATTATAAAACCATTCTTCAATAGTTAATGTACCTTCTTTTTCGTCAAATTTACATAATGAATTTGGTATCCATTTTTCATCTCCGTCAATGTTATATAACTTTGCCTTATCAGTAACACCCCAAGTTACTATTTTAGCATTGACTTTTACTGCTGGTTTCTCATGTAAGAATATGTTACTCACTTTAAAATTAAATTAATATGTGAAAATGCTTTACGCATTGGTTTATCTAAATTTAAACTGGTACATTTAATATTATACCGTTTAAAATATTTATGAATTATTAATAAACAATTTGGTTGCTTGTGCAAATCTTTTTTTCTTATATACAATTCATCTTGAATCATAAATTCCTTAAAATCCTTCCATACTTCTTTATAACGCCAAGCTAACCATTCTGTAATATTAGAACTTTCCATTTAACGTTTTTTAGGTTTACGTTCAGTTTTAAATTTTTCTTCAATACTTTCCCATAAATCAATTACTTCTTCCCTTAATACAAATTCTAAATCTAATTCTTCAACTTTACTTATAGCATCTTCAAGTTTATTACTAAGCGATTTACCTTGTACGGTGTATGTTTTATTAGCTGAAAAATCCTTAATAAACTGAAGATTTTGCCTGATATCATCTATACCATAATCAAATATTATAGTAACTGGTGCTGTACGATATGGCTTCCAAGCTGAATTCTTTACAATTTCAGCCATCACATTAATACCTTCAACCTTTGTTACTTCTTTACCATGTATAGATTTTTTCTTTATAATTTTATGGTTCTTTGAAGGTTTACTTAAACGTACTCTGACTGTGCTGTAAAACCTAATTGCGTGTCCTCCAGGTGGTTCTGTTTTAGCACCTATTGTTGCAGTTGTATCACGAATTTGATTACTGCATACCATTAAATAATTATTGTCTTTTAACAAACGTGCATTTTTTCTAAATCCTTCACTAAATTCCTTTCCACGTCGCATACCCATTTTATCACCTTCTTCATTTTCCATTTCTAAATCTGTGGATAATGCAGCCAGTGAATCGGTGAAAATACCATTAACAACATCCATATTATCAGGTTGCCAATTACGAATAGATTTAAAAACTTCTGTAACTGTATCAGGATTAAAGTAATTTTTCATATCTAATTTATACCCGAATATTCTTGCAAATTGTTTATTAAATCTGGATTCTGGATCATTAAACAATGCTTCACCACCTTGTCGTTGAACTGCACCAGCTATTTCACTAAGAAACACGGTTTTACCAATGCTTTCAGGGCCAAAAAACTCAACCATTATTCCAGAAGGTAATCCACCACCACGTTTACGTCCACCGCTAATAGCCAAATCTAATAAGGTACTGCCTGTGGAAATTGTTGTTTCCATGTTACCTTCATACTTTGCCTTTTTTTCAGCTTTGGTATTGGCATGGTTTTTTACCTGTTCCCCCAAATCTTTATTTTCCTTCGTCCTTGATCTTTTCATCACAAATGTTTGTAATTATTTGTTCAGCATAATTGCCAATACCTTTATACGCTAATTCATTTTTCAACTCACCCTTAAACGTGTCAAAGTTTTTTCGTTTACCCTTTGGATATTTCCAAACATTATAGGCTTTATTAGATATATCATTTATTAATGTTTCTAAGTTAGTCCTTTCTTGTTGCTGTTCTATCCAGTCAGTAATTAACATTTTTAAAATAGATGATTTTGTCCTGCCCCTTGCTAAGCAGTATAAAGAGAGATAAGATGCTAACCTTTTAGGAATATACACTCCTACAAGTGAAGCAACTTCATCTCTCTTTCGTTTAAAATGTTGTTTAAGAATAGACATGATTACTTCCGTTTTCTGAATTTCCTACTTTTTTTAGTTACCTTTTTAGGTTTTTCCTCTTCCTCTTCCTCTTCCTCTTCTTCCTCACCTTCTAATTCTTCATCATCATCTTCGTCTTCATCTTCTTCATCATCATCATCATCATCATCTTCCTCTTCGTAATATTTCTTTTTCTTTTTTGATGTTGCTATTGATTTTTTCGTTTTACGTGGTTTTTCTTCCTCTTCTTCTTCCTCATCATCATCATCTTCTTCCTCATCAACTTCTTCATCAACTTCTTCATCCTCATCTTCTTCTATTTCATAGAATTTGGCACGTAAAGTTTCATAATCGAGAACTTTCAAAAGTTTATCCAATTCAGGTATTTCATCCAGTACATCTAATTCATACTGTTCTGGTCTTTCATACCAGTCGAACCTTGTGGCTTCAGCAAATTTAACACCAGCAAATTTACCCTCACCAAAAGTAACTTCAATAGCAGTACCTTCTTCTGGATCAGGGAAAGTTTTAAATTCCTTTTTCTTACCAAGTTGATCTTCAAAAACCTTTTGGAAAAGATTATGTGAATATTCAAACAGCATGAATACAGGTTTTTTACTTTTCTTTTTACTGTAAACCCTTACACAATAAAGTACACGTTGAGTCGGACGCAATGCTTCTATTTCAGCTTCTAATGCTTTTGCATCTTCTATTCTGTCAGGATTGGTTTTCCTTAACTTTGCACGTCTTTCACAAATAGGACACCTGTCACCAAATGAAGCAGGGCAAATAAAACTATCACCATTAGCACCAATATTGCGATGAACTTTATATGGCAACTTGTACCAAAAATCACCTTTTTCAACTCCTGACTCTCTGTCTGGATGCTTATCTGAAGTAACTTCGTAAGGCATAAAATCCATTATTACTGTGCTATCTATTTCAGGTTGAAATAACTTTATCCCCGATGGTAATTTTAAATAACCATAGGATGATGTTCCACTCCGTTCCAAATCTTTAGAAATTTTTTCACTAAAATTTCTTTTGAATTTTTTCTTTTTATTCATAATTAACTTAATTAAAATATTAGTAACAAATATAGCAAAATAAAACCTTTAAAACAAATTTTTAAACAAGTTTTTAAAACTATTTTTTCCTGAATCGTTTAACTTTTTTTACATTTTTATTCAATTCTACACTTTCGGCATGTTTTTTCTTCCATTCACTTGATAAATCACGTGGCATTTTTGGTCCTGCGAAGTATTGCTGACCATGCAAAGTTACTAAAGCTTCTAATGCTGCTTTACGGGTAAAACTTATTTCATTTTTAGCAACTTCTGCATCTTTCATTTTTTTCATTGCTCTCATCCATCGTTCTTTTGCAGCTAAAAATGATTTATGTATTCTCATTGCTGCATCAACTTTTGGATCAGTTGGCTTAACATCGTCACCAAGAAACTTTTCAGGGTTTTTATTAATTTCAATGGTTAATTCACTACGTACAGTTTTTACATTTTCCTCTGCACGTGTAAATTCATCTAAACATTCATTATAATAATTCCCCCATTTTGCAGCTAATTGAGCTTGTTCCAACCATTCTACATCTAATGCAGTATGATCAATATACATATCCCTTTCGTAGTTCATATTCTTTTTCTCCTTTTACGTTTTGGTTTACTTATTTTTGTATCAACACCTTTAATTTCTTCTACTTTCCTAACAAGGAAATCCTCTAATTCATCTTCCATAGCTTTTATTTTTTCAATTGGATTTTCTTCATCTTTAATAGTTTGGCTGTAACCAACTTCTATTTTTACATTTTCATAATCACCAAGATTGATAATTTGTGAAACTGTAACCCATGCTTTGTCTTCACTATTTTTTATATCCATAACTATTTAAAGTTTTCCAATTGTTTTTTAAATTTTTTTGTTTCCTTTCTTACATCTTCCTTTGTCCAATTAATTTGGTCATCCCCAGCGTGAGCTGTATCAAATCCAAAAATCCAATAATTTTTAGGAATAATGGAAGGCAGGCGTTTCATATTGTCAGCAGGTTTTGACAATGTTATCCCTCCGTGTACATTTATCGCTAAATCAAGTGGAATTAAATTCTCATCCTTGTCCTCTTTATCAAATGCAGCACTTAAAAGGCCAATGAAGTTTCCATTAAACGGAATTTTATCAGTATCTTTTACTTTAACTTTATCACTATACTTTTTTCCATATAATGGATGTTCTGGAGGTACTGCAACATACCCATTGCCCCAACCATGCTCTGTCTGAAGCCAATCATTTTCTACTGTAAAACTAAATAATTTCATAACTTTAACCTTTAACAACACTATAACAGGCAAATACTAATCCTGGAAAACCAGAATTATAAAAAGGATTTACAAATTCCTCTAAAATAGAGCCAGCAACCATATTATCAGATTTTATTAAAACGGCTGAAGCATATCCCATCACAGCCCTGCGAATGTTTTCTGGGTCTTGTCCTTTCAAGCCTTCCAGTATTTTCTTTATTTCATTCCAGCTTTTCCTTTTTATTAAAGCCTGACATAATGCAATACTTTGAGATTGTTCAATTGCTGAACGCTGTGCTATTTTAAGCCTACGTTTTTTAGGTGTGTTTAATACTTGTTCAAGTATGGTTAAAGCATTGCGTGGATGACCCTGACTATCTATTATGATTTGATTCAAAATT